GTGAATATTTATTACATAAATTGGCCATATCCATCATAGTGGTAGGCGAAGTGATTTGGAGGCGATTCCATGAGCCAAAAGATAAAGTCGAATGTTGGCGGACTACAGCGTGGAGCTTGTTTTAAACCATAGGATCTGAAGATCTTTTCCCATTTCCTATCCCATTTGAAACCTTTTCCTTGACAATAGAGTCTTATATCTAAGGGTAAGCTTTCCCAAATTTTCATCAAAAATCTGTGGGCGTGGTAGTTAACATAAGCATTCTCATAAATAAGAGCGATAACACGTTGTGCTACATCTAGATCCGTCTTGTCTGTTTGTCTTGGGTAAAGAGCAGCAAAGACCATATCTACTGTGTCTCTTTTTGGATAGCCGTATGATAAATTTCTTCCTAGAAAGGAAGCTTTGAGTATATTTAACGTAGAATAAGATTTCTCATCATTAAGTTCTACACCAAATACTTTGAGTAATAACGATTTTGCAAAGTTAAGATCAATGTTGTGCTGGCCCTCAATTGCCATAATTAGGTCATCACCTAAGACTGAGATAAAAAGCAGTTTATATCCCATTGAAGCCATAAGGTAACGTCCAATAACATAAGTGCAAATATCTTCATCACGTTGAAACATTAGCGAACCAGAATCAGTACCGACGTCTTTCGACCATACATAGCCATCAGGCATTATGAATTCAGTATCGATTGTTGCTTTAAATAAACGACGAGCGAGGCGCAGAGAACGAGAAATAGTTGGGTGTCCCCAGTGTTCATAACGATCGAAGTCAATTTGTGAATCTACTATTTGTCGAGCTCTTCTAAGAAGCCAAGGCATGAGCGATGTGTCATATTTTCGGAAGTCTAACATAATATAAGTGCATTTACCAGGTGGTGCCGCAGATGTGATATCATCCCATAGTTTACGGTATCCCCTGTGATACATAGTATACTTATAACCGTTAGGAGTGCATTTCTTGAGATTCATTTGTTCAATCCAGGGCATGTATATAGAGGCCTCAGCGATGAGCAGATCAAGAGGTTTCCCCCATACACCACGAATCTTGCGTTTCTGCTTTTCAGTTACAGAGTTACGGGCGAAAATCATTGTTGGTGGCAAATGAGTAGGTTGTCCTTCTTTAATACGGTGACATAAATATCTTGTACGAGTTTTAGCCATTTGAAAAACATCACTTTTCTTAGTATATCCCCATTGCGCGTAAGGCATACCAGGGTTAGTATTGAGAGTAAACATTCCAGGTTGGAGATCATTAATGTGTCTCATTGGTAAACGTTCTTTCCCATTGTCAGTAATATCAAAAGCTTTTGTTGCTTGAGCAAAACAGATGTCGAGAAGCTTATCGTTTTTAGGAGCCGGAGTAGGTTTCCTGTCGTAAGCAGAGATCATCTCATAAAGTACTTCGAGTTTTTGAGGAGAGCGAGAGTATTTCTTGAGTTCATCTAATATATAGGGTTGCGGAGCGAAGGTTTCCTTGCATACTTGCCATACTCTTTCAGAATATCGTGGGCGCGTAAGTTGTGAAGGGTACCCTGCTGTCCTATCGACATACGTAATTGTCATTGGTCACAGACCTTGTCCAGAATATACC